ACGCTTACTTTCGCTGATCCTGTGACATCTAATTCTACGCTAGGGGTAGCATTCTGGACACCAATTCTACCGTTGGTAACGTCTACATATAAAAGTTGAGTCTCTATGCTTAGATCTACACCTAAACGTGTTAGGTTAGATGACAACATAGGACCCGTAATACGACCTATAGCCATTACAGTCCTTTAAACACCCGATTCTATAGTGGGTGATCCCCCGTCCAGTCACACCTATAGGTGTGATATAGTATTTAGTTGGCTATAGGTAATATTATATGGGACTTAGGGCAGAGAGTAGTTTTTTGTTAGTGGTATGAACTGCGACGTATTCAGGACCGTCGAAATTCTCATCGTAGAGGCTATAGTCTTTGAACTCAACGCGGCCCGGACATAGCCTACCCAGCTGAAACCCAAAAGGGCAGAGCATCTCATAGTGATCGATGAGTATGAAGCGTTCCAGTATACAGGCTCTGTCATACTCGAACTGTATGGCGCCGATCTTATTTGCGGCCAGTGTGTTAGCTAGCCCTTTGAGCACTCTGTTACCCATACCCTCTGCATCGATCTTTAGCAGATCTATGTAGTCGATATTATGTTCGACCACATAGCTATCACCCGTACGCAACATACCAGTTACGGGTCTGCTGTCGTCGAATCGTAACAGTGTAAGCCCTGTACTGATACGATCATTATGCTCTATGAACTTGAAGGTTGTAATTTCCTCGACGTTGCTCAGTCCGAAATTATTGGGATAGATCTTGTTGTCATACTTTACGTTGTGGTAGAATTTATGAAAGGTGGAGTTTATGACCTCGAAGCTGTGAATGTCTGCACTGGGGCAGTGACGTCTAGCTAGCTTAGTCCACTCACCCACATTCGCTCCTACGTCGAAGATGGTAGTAGGCATCGTAGTACCTAGACGTTCGCAGAACCAGTCCTCACCATGTGCTGTGAATTCTTTTGCGCTGCCGCCATTGATGTAGTCGAGATCATAGTTGAGATTCATGCTATACCGTAAATTTGTGTGAGCCTATGTGCTCACAGCGTATGCTACAGTCAGCAAAGATTCTGAATCCTTTGTCCTTGGCCTTGCGGCAGAAATCAACATCTTCGCTAACGGTGTATTGAAAATCCAGTGTATCGTGATAGACGAATTGTGGGTAACCTATATCCTTGAGCACGTTGGTCTTGATCAATGCACAGCCGAAACCACAGCCATCAATTTCCATGAGATTATTGTGCTGTAGCATGGCAAGCGGTGCATTAGTGACACCACCGTGTTGATTCTTCAGATAGATTTCTGGGATCTTTACATCATGCTTGCGCTGAATGTAAATGCCTGACACTATGTCCTTGTCCGCAGTCAGCATCTTACCTAGTGCGTCTGTAGGTAATACGATATCTGAGTCCACGCTGAGCAGATAGTCGAAACCGTTAATGATTGTCCAGTGTGCGATTAGATTGCGAACCTGATCGATATTATAGCCGTAGAAGTATTGAAACTCCAGCTTGTGATTAGCGGGGACAACCTGATCGAAAATGCTCTTGAAGGTTTCGACCTCGATGTTCTTTGCTGTTGGTATCGCCGCTAATATGCGCTTGGTGTTTAGAGTAGGCGCAATGTTTGTTGTGGGTAGTGAGTCTACGGTTTCCAGCTTTAGTTCAACGCTTGCTTGCTCAATGGTTCTGTCCTTGAGCTCTTGTATGGGCCTGTTTACGATCTCGTTTGCAGTCTTAGTCTGCTCCGTTTGATTGATCTTGTAATCGTTGCTGGGGTTGGTGTCATTATAGTAGTAATGGATATGCTTGACAGCCTTGACCTTTGTGGGATCAGCCTGTTCAATTAGTGCGTAGAACACGGCGTTATCCCCACCTGCTCTGTACCATTGACCTTCAGCGTTCATGAATTCGGCATCATCAACATAGTCAATCAGCTTGCGGGTGAATGTGCGGAGATGTGTGTAAGGCATACCCCAGTTGAATTTGTACTTGCGGAATTGTCTAGACAGTCTTATGTCATTGGGATAGTCCTGTGCGATCAGCGGGATTGAACCTGTGTCTGATCTTAGGATCTAGGCCCGCAATGGTCTGTTTGATCGCCGTGAGGCTGTTGTCCGTGCTGGCGTCATTGACGATGTAATGCTCGTAGTTGCTGTAGTTCTGGCTGGCCACACTCTGTATGCAATCTGCGATGTATTTCTCAGCATTGTATAAGGGGCTAACCACTATGATCTTTTGCTCCGGTGACGCAAAGCTCAGCTGTTGTTCTTCACGATTCATGAAGCGCCGGTCGAATACACGATGAAGTTCGTAGTTTAGCTTGCTGACCTTCTTGTATTCCTCTATGGGTAATGGGAGACCAAATCTCTTGTAGAAGTGCTGCTTCCACTGTAACGCCACCGTATCCCATCCACTGATGTCCTTGAGCACGTCGCAATAGTTTTGCTTTTGTTGCAGCAAGTATTTGTCATTGTATGCACGCAATGTCAGATCAATAAATCGTCTGATTTGATGCTCCGTATTAATGTGAGGAAATAAACTATTGCCTTCAGCAGGGTAATCTATTAGATACGAGCTAAAGTCCGTAGCAATTTCCTCTAATGCACCAAAGCGACAAGTAATTAGAGGCGTGTTGTAGTTCAGTGCTTCGAGGCTACTAATGCCGAATGTCTCTGGGAATGCAGTGGGATATAGCATGAAGGTAGCCTTAGCGCAGATTTCTGCGATGTCCTTCTGACTGATCACTCCAGTGAATTCCACACCCAATTTGCCATCATGTTCCTTGACCAGCTCATGCCAGGTCTTTTCCTGCTCATCAGGTGGCATGTCTTTTCTGAAACGATAGTAGCCACCAATGATCTTTAGCTTTGCATTGGGTATGTTTTGCTTTACTGCTGGCCATACTCCTTTGATCAGTGGCATCATACCCTTGGTCACGCTGGCGTTGTAGATGAATAGATCTGGATCCTTAGACTTGATGTCAACTTGATCGATCCAGCGTTTAATGCCATTGCGAGTGATGAAGGTCTTGTTCTTTAAGACTTCGAACATACGCTTCCTTCCGCCGTGATCGCAGTTCAGAACATAGCTGGTATGAAAATCACTGAGTGTAAAAATCTCATCAATATGGCCTTCGACCAATAGCTCTTCTAATAGATGATCTCCAACACAGAATGTGTCGTGCATCCAGACTGCCTTATACTTGGCATTGGCCTTGATCTTCTCAAAGTTGTAGAGGAGGTTCGTAAAACCTGCATATTGCTCTGGCTTGATAAAGGGTACCACTGTTCGTGAGCTGATTACAATGTCGAATTTGCAATCGTGATCCTTGATACGATTCAGACCAATATACTTGACGCCATCGTATATTCCTTCACTGGCATCATCATAGATACAGTTGTTGAAAACAGTTACGTCAAAGCCTAGCTTAACTAGCTCTTTGCTCATTAGGCATACGGCGCTTTCGCTGCCACCCAATCCTCGCTTATCTAATGTGCTACCATCAAAGGGAATGCCAATGACGTCAATGATTGCAATACTAATGGTCATATTAGTATTATATAGTCTGAGTTGGGACTAGTCTAGATTAAGTCTTGTCAAACCCATGAAGTATGACGATTGAATGGCCGTTAGGGGGTATGCTACCAAAGTTGATGTAGTTCAGCGTGCCTGTACCACCACCTGTGCTATTGACCAATGTATAGTTTGTTGTACCTACTTGAAATACGTTTTGAATGAAGACCAATATATTGTTAGCACCACTGGGAGTGAAGCTTAATGGTCCAAATCTAGTGTTAACTCCATCACCCGTAAACGTATCCTTGGTTATAGTCTGATTTTGCTGAAATGTAACGCTGCGCCAGTTAGATCCGTCATAATATTCTAGATAGTTAGTTGTAGTGTTGTAGCGTATATCGCCTGTGTTGGGATTGACTCTGTCACCCGTTGTTCCCTTGGGAATACGCAGGCTTCCTGTGATCAGGTCGTTATTGATCAGAATATTTTGTGTGCTAGTACCATGTGTCATAGCATAAACTGACTTAACGAAATATTGTGGACCCGTCTTAATCGATCTCATATTTAGATGCTCACATAACTTACGGTTGCTGTTACTGCATTGTTAGTATCACTAATTGCTCGAAGTGCGTCACCATTGCTTAGAATGAACTTACTCGTATCAAATACATAGGTATCATTGGCCACGATAGTTAGTGACTTTACAATGGTTGTTGAATCACCAGCACTACCTCCGCTGGGTACTAGATAAACTGTTAAGGTCACCGAGCCCGCAGTGGTATTGCAGAACACCATGCTTGTTATAGCATTGTTTCCGCTTGATGTCAACACTGCTGTTGATGAGACGTTAGAAATTTGCGCTTGTGCTATAGTCATGTGTTATTCCTAAAATATGATTCCATAAACGATGGCCTTCGTCTTACTTACCAGTTCGTCACTGTAGGTCGTATTAACGAAAAAGACTCCTGAACCACCACTACCTGGTGTGTTAGTATAGATCTTATTGGTAAAACCAGCCGCCACTGGAGTAGAACCTAAATAGGGCATTGCCAAAGCCTTGTCGATAACGACTTCGCCTGTTCCGTTTGCTGTTAGAGTTAGGTTACCATTTGTAGATCTACTTGAAACTACGTCAACCTGGAATCCTGATGAATTAAGATTTGCAATTACAGTACCATCGATGGTAGATTCAACGTAACCCGTGCCCGTATCATGTAC